TGCTCAAGCTCGCCACCTCCATCAAGAAGATACAAGATGACCTCGGCATCAGCGAAGTCATCAGCGTCTGCATGCGCTTCCTCGCTTGGCTTCGTCCCCTCGATGTGGAGCAAGCCAAAGCCTTCAACAGCCTCATGGATGTCTTCATCAAAGATCAAGCAAACTCTAAGCGATGACACAGCAGGAAAAGCAAGCCCTTAGGCAGTGGGAGGAGTTCCACAAGTCCTTTGCTCGGGATGCCCTCATCGATCACAATCTCACGGCTGGTCAGATTGACAAGCTACGCAAGGAGCTTGAAGCTGACCCTGTGCAGTGGTGCAAGTACCTCTTCCCTGGCTACGCCAAGTATGAGTTCGCCCCCTTCCAGATCAAGGCGATTAAGCGCATCATTGAGAACGATGAATGGTATGAAGTGCTCTCCTGGTCGAGAGAGCTTGCCAAGTCAACCATCGTGATGATGGTGCTGATGTATCTAGCCCTCACTGGTCGTAAGAGATTCTTTGTCATTACCAGCGCTACCGTGGATAGCGCCACTCGGCTACTCACTCCATACAAGGTCAATTTTGAGACGAACCCTCGCCTCAAGCAACTCTATGGCAACCAGGTGAACCTTGGTCAGTGGACTGAGCGAGATTTTACAATTCGCTCTGGCGCAAAATTCTTGGCTTTGGGTGCTGGGTCTGCCCCTCGAGGCAGTCGTAATGAGGCGATCCGCCCCGATGTGCTCGTAGCTGACGACTACGACACCGATGAGGACTGCCGTAACCCCGAGACGCTCAAGAAGAAGTGGGACTGGTTTAATGAGGCGCTCTACCCAACACGATCCATCAGTGAACCAACCCTAATCATCTGGTGTGGTAACATCATCGCAAAGGACTGCTGTGTCAAGCGTGCAGGAGAAAAAGCCAAGCACTGGGACATCGTTAACATACGAGACAAGCAAGGGCGCTCGACTTGGTCAGCAAAAAACAGCGAGGAGATGATCGACCGAACGCTGGAGAATATTCCTCGCTCAGCCCAGCAGAAAGAGTACTTCAATAACCCGATTTCCGAAGGGAGTGTCTTCAAGAATCTTGCCTTTGGTAAAATTCCACCCCTCAAGCGATTCAAGTACCTGATCGCTTATGGCGACCCCGCTTATAGTGACCGAAAGACCAAGCAAGGATCCTTCAAGGCGCTCTGGCTAATAGGCAAGCTGGGAGACAAGTACTACGTCATCAAAGGCTACCTCGCTAGAGAGACCAATGCCAACTTTATCAGCTGGTACTTTGACCTAAAGAAATGGGTCGGAGGCAAGACGGAGGTATACTTCTACATCGAGAACAATAAACTGCAGGATCCCTTCTACGAACAAGTCTTCAAGCCCCTTATACGAGAGGAGATCAAGCGCAGGGGAGAAGAGATTCACATCCGACCCGATGAGCGCAAGAAGACCGACAAAGCGGTTCGTATTGAGAATAATCTAGAGCCCCTTGACCGACTAGGACAACTTATATTCAACGAGGACGAGCAAGATAACCCCCACATGGTAGAGCTAATCAACCAAGGAGCACTGTTCGAGATGCATCTGCCATACCCCGCTGACGGGCTTGATGCCGTGGAGGGGGGGATCAGCCTCATCAAGAGCAAGAGTGCAGAGCTTGATCCTCCAGAGGTTATTGGGTATGACGAGGTCAGCAAAGGCAACCCCTATCGTATTTAATTATGGCAAACTTTATCACCCCTGAGGACTACAACGCAAGCATCCACCGAGAAATACTCTCCTCCCTTCTAAGGGAGACCTCAGCAGGAGGTCAGCCCAACCCTGACTACGATCCTCAGGTAATTGAGATTTGCGAGGATCGCACTATCTCTGAGATGAGCTCCTACCTCGACAAGACCTACGATTGTGATGCCATCTTCTCCGCCGTAGGGAAAGAGCGTCACAATCTCATCTTGATGTTCGCTCTCGACATCACCATCTATCACATCTTCAGCATCCATAACCCCTATAAGATTGCTGACATCCGAAAGGATAGGTATGAACGAGCTATTGAATGGCTCAAAGGCGTATCCCGAGGGGAGATCACCATCCACGGGGCTCCTCGACTAGACAGTGAAGAGCAGAAGATGAACAGCCCTTGGCAGATTGATGCTGAAACCCTTAGACCCACCCTACGTTAATGGCAAAGAATCGAACTCAAAAGCGTATCCAACAGGGAGGAAGCCTACGCTCCTCCTCGGGCTCTTCGTACCACGTCCCTGACGTTGTACTGCAGATGCCTGAGCTATTCCTATTCGACCTGCAGAAGTTCCAGAATAGCCTACGTCGAGCCAAGCAGATCGACTTCCCTTCTCGATCCCGATTATACGACCTCTACGAGTCGTCAGAGCTAGACATTCACTACATGGGGGTCTTAAGCAAGCGTCTACGAGGGGTAACACGCATCCCCATTGAGTTTCACCGAGACGGAAAGCCTGACGATGTAATCACCCCCCAGCTCCGCTCTCCGTGGTTCAAGGAGGTACGTAAGGAGATCACCCTGGCACAGTTCTGGGGCTTCTCCCTGATGCAGTTTTACCTTGACGAGGAGGGCAATATCCGTGCGGATCAAATCAATCGCAAGCACTACAATCCAATCACACGTCAGCTCCTGCAGTACCAAGACGACCAGGTGGGTGCGCCTATTGAGGAGTTCGATAATATGCTCTTTGTCGGCGGAGAGCGTGACCTTGGAGCCCTTGTGGACATCATGATTGCCATTCTCTATAAGAGAGGCAACGTCAGTGACTGGGCTAAATTCTGCAACATCTTCGGTATACCGATCCGTGAGTACACCTATGATGCCGGGGATCAAGAAGCCCGAAGGAAGATCATTGAGGATGCTCGTCGCCAAGGATCATCTGCCGTATACATTCACCCGAAGGAAAGCTCTCTTGTGCTTCACGAGCCCAAGAATGCGTCTGCCACAGGTGAGCTATTCGAGAACTTCACCAACTACTGGGATAGCAAGATCTCAATCCGTGTGCTCGGCAACACGCTCACGACCGATGCTAAGAAGGTAGGCACACAAGCGCTCGGCGAGGTACACAAGGAGGTTGAGGACGAGATGAATGAGGATGACCGAGACACCATCCTCGATGTCCTCAACTATCACATGCGTCCTATCTTTTCTAACCTCGGCTTCAACACCGAAGGCGGTGAGTTCGTCTACGCCAAGCAAGATAAGACGCATCCTACCCAGCAGGTCGACATTGTCCTCAAGCTAAACTCCATCGGGCTACCTATCTCAGATGACTACCTCTATGAGTTCTCAGGCATCCCCAAGCCCGAGAACTACGACGAGCTCCTTGCTGAGAAGAAGGCGAACAAGGAAGCCCTGCAATCTCAACTACTCGGCGGTGACGCTCCCTCTACCGAAGAGGGCAACACCGATGACAACAATCTCTCAGAGGAAGAGAAGACCAAAGGCAATACTCCGCCTCAGGGCAAGAAGGGCTTACGCAACCTGCTCAGCCGTTTTTTCTCCCTAGCCCCTCTCCCAGGAGGGGCAGACAGCGATTTCTAATCGATACACTCTACTACGGAGAGCGTTCCTGCCCCTGCTGTTCGGGCTCTATCCACAACGATAGCACGGTCAGATTTAGCCCACAAGTCCTCGAGGAACACCTCCGCAAGGTGTACGACGGGTTTGATGTATCCAAAGAGATCGAGCCACAAGCATGGCGGGAGGTTCTTCGCATCATCAATGAGGCAAGCGTCGAGGGGCTTATCGACAGCGGGCATGAGACCCATGAGCAATCTTTCCTGCGGGAGCTTCGCCACTCGAACGAGGTTTTCTCTGCATTCAAATGCCATTCGATGGGCACTCAAATGCAGAAGCGACTTGTGGATGGGGAGGGCAAGCTCCGATCCTTTGAGGACTGGAAGAAGAGCATTGCACCCATTGCAAGCCATCAGGTCGGCTCTTGGCTACGCACCGAGTATGATACCGCTATCCTCAGGGCGCATCAAGCATCCGACTGGCAAGAGTTTGAGCGCAATCGGGATGTCCTCCCGAACCTACGCTGGATGCCTACCACCTCACCCTCCCCCGAGGCTGTACATGAGACCTTTTGGGCATCAGGGCTGACGCTCCCTATGGATGATCCCTTCTGGAAGGACAACCACCCCGCCAATCGATGGAATTGTAAATGCTCACTCGAGGCTACAGATGATCCTTCTACGGGGTGGGAGAAGTCGCCCAATATGCCCAAGGCTCAGCAGGGGCTAGAGGAGAACCCCAGACATGGTCATTCCTTCAGCGATAAGCACCCTTACTTCCCCTCGAACTGCAGTGCCTGCCCCTTCAACAAGGGGAAGAAGAAGGGATTGAAAGGATTCCTCGAGAGAACCTTCCAGGCTCGACAGACGAAGGACTGCTACCACTGCCCCTATATCGACTGGGAGGTGGCAAAGGCAAAGTTCCCCGAGCGCTATGAGGAGTACCTCCAGCTGACGAAGGATAAGGAGTATAGGGATGTTGAGTTCGATCCAGAAACGGGGGGGATCAAGGCTTCTCACATCGGGCATAAGCGCAATAGTACGAAGGAAAGGTACTTCGGAGAAGAGAAGCTAACCGCCCATGCCCTCGAAGAAGAATGCGCTGATACGCTCTTCCATGCTGGACATAAGGTGATTTTCCTTGATGAGAGCAAGCACGATAGGAATGGACGACCATTCTCCGCTTTGGATATGTCTGTTGATGGAGTTGTCATGGATATCCGCAGTATCACCCTGGATAAGGATAACTACGTCAATGCCCTAACGGCTAAGAACAAACAGCTCGAGAAGTATAACCTCCGAAGTGACGTGGAGCGAGCCGACAGCCTCTGCTTATACTTCCATGACTCTACGATGTTCAGCGATGCTCGAATCAAAGCTTCTATACGGAGCTACAACCGCATCATGGAGGCAGACGCTAAGGAGCAAGGGCAAGAGGTAAAGCAGATCAGAAAGCTCGTAGTCGTCCTGAGAGGTGAGCGTAAGGTGCGACACTACGAGGTATAAAAAAGGCCTCGCCC